TTTGTCGCCTTGATCGCCCAGCAGCGATTTAGCTTCCGCAACGTGACGAGGGGAAAGCGTGGTCGGGGTGTCGCCCGATTCGCCATCAATCGTCAGCGGGAAGAACGCAGCAGATGCCGAGGTCGAACCCAGGCTGCCGAACACGCCAGCAAGCGCGGACAGCAGATCTTTTTGACGCTGATTAGCAATGTAGTCAGCGATCTTGGCGCCAATGGCGGCCATCGGATCGGAACCAGCAGCAATGGCTGCCAGGTCGCGAGCCTCAAAGGCGCGGCCACGGTGCAGGATTACACCAACTTGCTTGTCGGCTTGAATCTTGCCAGGGGTCAGCGAGGTGCTGTCAGTCAGCACTTCAAAGTCGCCAGACAGATTGGCCTTCCAGAAAGGCACGTTAACGAAATCACCACCCTCAGTAGCGTTCAGCTCAGCCATGGGCTGCACCACACCGCTAGCCAGGAAGGCATCACGCTGCGTGGTTTGCTCAATGACGTAAGGCGTAAAAACCTCAGGGATGATGATGTCAGAGCGAAGAGTCGCCATGATTCATCTCAAAGAATGGATTAACAGGTGTGGGCGCAGCCCGATGAACCAGCGCAGCCGGTTGCGGACATACTAACTGTTTGCGACAGCCTTAAGCCGGTCGTACAAGTCGCGATCTGTTTTGAACAATCGCGCTTGCTCGGTCAGGTTAAATGAATCTCGGCTAAATGGGTTTTTAATGCCAGCAGGGATGCTGCCAGCGGATTGGCTTGCAGGTGCGCCGGAGCCCTGTGGGCGCGGTTGCTTTTGCATCCATGCGGGCAAGGTTTTTGCCCATTCACTGACGGGCGTCCGCTGGTAACCGTCAACCACCACAACGGTGCCGTCAGGTTCGCGCTCAATTTGCTCGGCGGTTAATTTGGTCTTAAGCACCAAGTCGGGGTCATGGACGATCTCCGCTAATGCCGTTACCGCTGGTGTAACCAGTTCTAGCTCTCGGACGCGGGTTTCAAGTTCTGCAATGCGCTGGTCCTTTTGCGCCGTCGCCTCACGGTATTGCTGCTCCAAAGCCTGTCTTGCTTCGGAATATTTCCCTTGGGATTCAAGCTGCTGCTGTTCGTAGTTGCGCTTAAAGTCGAGTAACGACTTAATGTCGGTGCCATCTGGCAACTCAGATTCAAGCTGCTCATATTTGCGGAGCTTGCGTTTTTCATCTGCCAGCTCTTTGTTTTTGCGCTCTAGGGTTTCAACACTGCGCTGCAGTGCTTGAACGTCAACTCCAGTAGCCGCAGGCTCTTGGGTTTGATTTTCTTCGGACATGGATAAGCCGCAGGCTTAAGTGCAAGCCTAGGCTACCATTTCTCACGATCAGCCCAATAGGCAGGTGACATCTTGCCTTTGGCTATGTTGGCAGCATGCCTGGCCTTGAATGATGCCCTTCTGGCCTTGTCCGCTGCTGATTCTCCTTTTCGTGCTGGTGAGCCAGATACGCCCTGCTGGCCGAAACGGATGAGCTTAACGGTTTCGCCTTCTTTAGCTAGAACGGCATGGGATTTAGTCGGATGCTTAGGCGTCCGCTTGGGTTTGTTGTAACCCTCAAACTGCTCGCCTCGATAGATAATGCTCATCGCCGTGGAGCCGCTTTCAGCTCAGAACGTTTTTTTAATAACTGCATTGCCGGTCGATTCGGATTTAATCCGCACGATCGGATCATCCTGACTGCCGACGCGGGTAACGCTACCGCCGGCTCGCGTCGGGATGGTTGCACGTTCGCCGCCGATGCTGGTAATAACACCGAAGGCGCGAACGCCTTGATATATCCAGCTGACACGGTCACCGCGTTTCATTTCTTTTTGCCCTTGCGAGGTTTACCAGCCTCAGACAGAGCAATGGCTACTGCCTGTTTCCGGCTTTTGACTTTTGGTCCTTTGCCGGGGCCTGGCTTGCCGCTTCGGAGCTTCCCCGCTTTGTACTCCGACATTACCTTGCTTACCTTGTCTTTCTTCTTTGCCATCGCGCCATTCCTGAACGTCTTTTAACAGGTTAGCGCCATCAGCAGTCGTCCATCCTTTGTCGGTGTAAACCGCTAACACCCAGGCTTCGCCAACAAGTGCTTCGACTGGATCACTGAAAACTTTTTGCTCTTGAAAATGGCGCAGATCAGGCAGGGCCATAACGTTTACGAAGTTGCTCTAAGGTTAACTCGGAGCCATCATCGCGCACCAGCTTTGCAATGGCATTACGTGCGCCATGCTTCTTTACCAGGCGGTTGAAGTATGGCACCTTGCCTTTGCCAAGGGCTTCCTCCTGCACTTCACGAGGCTGATCCTTCAGCCATTCGCCATAGCTGGTGTTGATTGGTACAGGGCCACCCTTGCTGGCACGCTTCGCGACGGTAGATGGCGGCAAAATGTCTGGGTCAATTATCGGAACAGTCGTTGAACGGCAGTTGAAATGCTGCGGCGGCATTGGTCCTTTGCCATACTCAAACTCTCGGCCATCCAATGCACGGCAAATGCTGCTGGTGCGGGTGTCCAGTGTTGCCACATAACGATACTTTTTAGTGATGTCCTGATTGGCCTCATATACCTGCTGACTTGCGGTGTTTGCCACTTGATTGATGCTAGTGCGCACGAGCGCCATGATTTGGCCATTAGCTACGGCTGTAGCTTGTCCGCCCGCTGCCGCCAACTGCTTTACGGTTTTAGCTGTTTCACCAAACTGCAGATTGCCGATCAGTCGTTTAGCAATGCTTTGCGTAGTCTCTCCAGTTAACAGACCTTGCCGCACCACTTGGCTAAATCGCTCAGCCTGATCAACTGCGATGCCACGAAATGCTTTGCTGATTACCTCTCCACTGGGCAGCGTAATCGTTGCGCCTTGAGCAGCGGCAAGGCTGAATGTCTGCGATGCGCCTTGTACTGCAGCAAACAGATCGTCTGATAATGCAACCACGTTTAACTGCGTCGGATCAGTGGTTACGACTGACTGCGCAAACTGCGGGCTGATTTCAACAGTGCGGACTGCATTAGGGCTACCTGCTGGCAATGCCTTTGAAAGCTGATCGGTTACAAACTCGGATTGCAATTCGGCTAAGCCTTGCAACTCTAATGCGGTCAGCTCGGTTGCATCGCCAGCCCATGTGCCGAGTGATTCTTTGAGCTGCGCCAAAATGCCACGCAATCTGGCTGCTTTATCTGGTGCCGTTATTGTGATTGACCCAACGCCACCAGCATCCGGTAGCAGCGTCTGTAGCTGATTGACTGAATCGATGATGATGTCGTTGTAAGCATTGATGATGCGCCGCGCCACGCTATTGCTGTAGCGATTTAGGTCAATGGCATTGCGGTACAGGCTTTCGGGAACAGTCACGGCAATATCCCCAGGTCTTGCGGTTGATAGCCAGATCGGATGCTGACGTTAGCGCCACGTTTCAAGGAACTCGTAACAAGCGCCGCGAATGCATCAAAGCCATTCTGGTCGTCCTCCATCAGCACCACTTGGTCTACCTCGTCGGCTTTGCCGTTTCGATACCAAGTAATGCGCACGATGGCAAGGATCTCCTCGGGTAAAGCAGAGATGTGATAATCAAGTGTCGGCTTCCTTGGGGGTTTCGGCTCGATCATTTCCATTATCCAAATCAGCCAATCGGTCAACCTGTCCAGTAGACGGTAGATCCATTCCCGCATTGGCTGTGGCCTCAAGCTCCTCCTCTACGTTAAAGTCATCCCCCAGCACTTCACCATCAGACAGGTTCTGTAGCAGTGTTTCCTGGGTGATGGTGCCAGCAGTGTAAAGCTGCAGCAAGCTTTGAATCTCTTGAGGCTCAAGACGTGCGCCGATAAAGTCGCGATTAACGAGGCAACTGCCAGCGGCTTCGTTTTGGCCGAGATACTGCGCGTGAAACTGCAAGCAGTTGTCGATCATGTCCTGCACGTTTTGCGCAATGACCATCATGGTGCTATCGCCTTGGCTGCGGTCAATGCGCTTTGCCTCTGCGGTTTCAGCTGATAGCTTTTGGCCTAGCACTGCTGATAGGCCAAGCTCGTTAATCTGGGCAGCTAGTTGCTCCAGCCTGCGGAACTGATAATCGAAGCTGCTACCGCCAGGCTCGATGTACTCGGCACGACCATCGGACGGGAATGCAATAGCTTCACCGGGGCCTGC